AAAGGAATTTTACACTGAAGAGTTTTTTTGTTGTTCCAGTCTTTAATAAAGAAAATCTGATAGCACAAGTATGCAATGGCATACTGCAGAGTGTTAGTAAAGATGCTGACTTCAAAGTTATTTTTATTATTGATGGTTGTTCCGACAACACTGAGTCTATTTTAAAAAGCATACAAAACGACAATATTGTTTTGTTGTATGCAAACGACATACATGAAATTAAATCGCTTAACATGGGCTTAGCTTATATTAGAGACAATTTAAATCCAAGTGATGATGACCTTATTTTTACTGTACAGGATGATGTTATCATTCAAGACACTGATGTAGACACAAAGTTTCAAAAACTATTTAATTACCTGCCCCATTTAGGCTATGTAACGTGGCGTCTTGGTTGTTCATTGCATCTCAATGGCGACTCTATTAGAGAAGATGATTTTGTAGAGTCTGAATTTGGTCATTGGTCTACAATGGGGCTAACGCATTTCAAACAGCTAAAGCACAATAAATTTACTTACACAGAGGCAGTAATAAGAAGTCCTACGTGTGTGTTGTGGAAGAGGTATAAAGAAGTTGGCTTTTACAATGAAGACCTAGCACCTTGTGGATTTGATTGCCACGACTTTAGTATTAGAATGAATTTGGCTGGATTCAAAAACGGTATATTAGCTCTTAAGTATCAGAGCGACGTTGATTGGGGCTCCACGAGAGAAAAAAAAGAAACAAATGTAAATTCTAAGATCGGCGAGATCTTTGAGAGAAACAAAAGATATGTAGCAAAGACTTATAACAACTATTTTTTGAGCAAGGTATGAAAACTATATTATTAGGTTCTAGTGGATTTTTAGGTCCACAAATTCTTACAAGATATCCAGATATTGTTTCGGTTGGTAGAACAATCCCTCCAATTAAAAATGTCCAGCACGTCTACTGTCCTTCGGTTGATGCTATGCCATCTGTTCTGGACAAGCTTGATTTTGATAATGTTATAATGATGATTGGTAGTTCTAATCACGTCACGCTCAATCAAGAGATACCACTTAATATTGAAGCAATTGAAAAGAATGCAATTCCTCTCTATAAAATCTTTACATACTTTAGAGAGCGACAAATCAAAAAGCTAATCAGCTTTAGTTCGATTCTTCTATATGATAGAAACGTAATGACTCTGCCTGTAGCAGAAGATACTAAACTCAATCCGTATCAAAACCAATACATCTTTAGTAAACACATGGGTGAGGAAGTTGCTAGATTCTTCTCTGATGTTCCAAACATTATTGTAAGACTAACCAATATCTACGGACCGACAACAGCTTTAGGTAGACCAGACTTAGTAAATGAACTAATTGAAGGACTTTTGTTTAAATGTAAAGCAAAGGTAAAGACTGGTAAACCACAAAGAGACTTTGTTTTTACAGAAGATGCATCGGATGCTATTGTGTCATTGCTTGATACAGATTACACTGGTCCAATTAATGTAGCATCTGGTACAATGAGTTCGGTGTTAGATATTGTCAAAATTCTTGAGGATGTTTCTAAAACAAAGATTGAAGTTGGTGACGGGGAGCACACTGGTCATCTTCAGTTTCAAGCAGACATCTCTCTGCTTACTAAATTGACAGGCTTTCAACCTAAGTACGATCTTCGCTCTGGGTTGGAGAAAACCTACTACAAAATGAAAGAGATGTACAACGTATGAATAATCCCAAGGTTGCTATTATTACTCCAACCACTGGAGCAAAGTATCTTGCACAAAATATTAAATCAGTTAAGCAACAAACTTATACAAATCTAACTCACCATGTTATTGTGGATGGTTCACAACACTTTGACAGAGTAGATGCATCACAGCATCCTTCTACTAAATTTATTTGGTTAGAACAGAACACTGGCGCAAACAATTATAATGGTCATAGAATCTATGGTGGTATTCCTTATCTTATAGATGCTGACTTCTTTATTTTTCTAGACGAAGACAACTGGATTGAACCTAACCACGTTGAAACTTTAGTTAACAAATCAAAGTACTATGATTGGTGCTTTTCGTTAAGAAAAATTATTGATAGTGAAAACAACTACATCTGTAATGATGATTGTGAAAGTCTTGGTCTTTGGCCAACCGTGTTAAGTCAAACCGAATACTTTGTGGATGTTGGCTGCTACTTTCTTCCAAAAAAATTTGTAATTGAGTCATCACCAATTTGGTACAGAAGAGCAAGGCATCCACAAGAGCAGCCAGAAGTCGATAGACTATTAATGCAAGTGCTTTTGCAAAAGAAGTACACTTATGCATGCACAGGCGAGTACTCTTTAAACTACAGAGTAGGTAACAGACCAGACTCTGTGCAAGCTGGTTTCTTTTTGCAAGGAAATCAAATAATGGAACAGAGATTTGGAGGGGAATTCCCGTGGAGAAATAAACACGAAACTATTACAATAACATTTTAATGTGAGGTCGTAATGAAAATTAGTAATGAGACGTTGGTGATCTTAAAGAACTTTGCTTCTATTAATAGCTCTATGGTGTTCAAACCAGGTGATACGATATCTACCATATCTGGTGGTAGAAACATTTTTGCTAGGGCAACAATCAAAGAAAGTATCCCTAATCAGTTTGCAATTTACGAGTTAAACTCCTTGCTTGCTATTTTAACTTTAATGGAAAATCAAGAAGTATCTTTTGGTGATAAGAGTATTTCCGTTAAGAGTGATCGAGGAGAGTTTGAATACTTCTACACGAGTCTTGACATCGTTAAAGCACCACCCGATACTGAGTTTGAGCACGTAGACATCTATAAGTTTAAACTCACCGCTGAAGACATTCAGATGATTATGAAGGCAGCAGCAATCACTGGTGCTCCTAACATCTCTATCAGCAATAAGAGCCAGCAGGTATCATTAGTTGTAGGTGATAGAAAGAACGACACATCAAACAGCTTTAAGAAAAGTTTAGGAACTGCATTTGATAACTTTGATGTGTTTATTGCAGTAGAGAACTTAAAAGTGATACCAGATGCGTATGAAGTGTCGGTTGCTAAGACACCAAACGGCAAAGGCAAGTTCTTATACTTCAAGCATGAAACTAAACCAATCAAGTATTGGATTGCTGTTGAGCCAGGCTCCGTTGTATGAGCGATCTATTCCTATGGGTCGAGCAATACAGACCTAAAAAAATTAATAATTGTGTATTGCCAAAGCAGCTCAAAGACTATTTTAATTCTTTAGTTGAAAAAGGTGAAGTACAAAATATGCTTCTATGTGGTAGTGCTGGTACTGGTAAGACTACTGTTGCAAGAGCATTGTGCGAAGAGCTTGATTGTGATTACATTCTTATAAATGGTTCAGAAGAATCTGGTATTGATGTTCTAAGAAATAAGATTAGACAGTTTGCTGCTACAGTTTCCTTTAGTGGTGGTGTTAAGGTTGTGATACTAGACGAAGCTGACTATCTCAATCCAAACTCTACTCAACCAGCCCTACGAGGTTTTATAGAAGAGTTTGCAAGCAATTGTAGATTCATCTTTACGTGCAACTACAAAAATAGAATCATTCCAGCTCTTCATAGCAGATGTGCCGTAATTGACTTTAAGATTCCAAGTGAAGAGAAGCCAAAGCTCGCAAGCGATATGTTTAAGCGTTTGCAGCAAGTGCTCACTGAAGAACGAATTAAGTTTGATCCTAAAGTCCTTGCAAAGGTTGTTAGCAAATACTTTCCAGACTACAGAAGAACTATTAATGAGCTGCAGCGTTATTCGCAAAGTGGGTTTATCGATGAAGGAATAATGGTTAACATCTCAGACGAGAATATGTCTGAGCTTGTCGATAATCTGAAAAGAAAAGACTGGAAGTCAATGAGAGCTTGGGTTGTCAATAATTTGGACAACGAGCCTCAACAGCTTTTCCGTAAAATATACGACACTTTAGTTCCACTAACAAACCAAGTTCCTCAGTTGGTTTTGACAATAGCTGACTATCAATACAAAGCTTCGTTTGTTAGCGATCAGGAAATCAACTTTGTTGCTTGCTTGACCGAAATCATGGCTTCGGTGGAGATAAAAAGTGAGTAGCATTTCGCCGTTTGACTTTATCAACTCAATCAACTTTACTAAAGAGAACTTAGTAGTAGATGAGTGGTCTGAGAAGCAATACAATCCGTACGTTGTAAACAAAGGCCTTTCTTATTCTCACGATACCGTAATTCCGGCAAATGAAATGAATTCCCGTCCTCATTTAGAAAAATCACTTCAGTACTCCTTTCTTATAAATATTGTCCGTGCGCGGAAGAGATTTAATAAGTGGCTAAAACCCGAGATTATTGAGTCTTTAGAGATTGTAAAGGAATACTATGGTTGTAGTAGTGAAAAAGCAAAACAAGCCCTCTCCATTCTCTCCAGCGAACAAATTGACACTATAAAAGAAAAATTAAAAAAAGGTGGAGTTAATGACAAATGAGTTCTTTAATATTGATGTGAGTGGGTATATGCCATTGGAAGTGACTTTAGACCATCCAGACGATTTCTTAAAAATCAAAGAAACACTAACAAGAATTGGTGTAGCTTCTAGAAAGGATAAAATCCTATACCAAAGTTGCCACATCCTTCACAAACAAGGACGCTATTTTATTGTTCATTTCAAAGAGCTCTTCGCCTTAGACGGGAAGCAAGCCGATCTTACTGATAATGATTTAGAGAGAAGAAACGTTATCGCAAAATTGTTGTCCGATTGGGGATTATTGCGTATTATGAATCCTCATTTGCATCAAACCCAAGCTCCTTTGTCGCAGGTAAAGGTAATTAGTTACAAAGAGAAAGATGAGTGGGATTTGCAGTCGAAGTACAATATAGGTAAAAAAAGATAAATATCCCGTCTGGGACGTACTGCTAGTTTCTAGACCGGTCAGGACGTTAGACTGACGCTGCAATCGTAAGCAGCACTGCTACGCCAATAGGGTAGCTATTTTTATTAACTCGCTTAATTTAAGGAGAAGCACATGAATGCATTAGTAAAGCAGTTTCCTGCAGTTTTTGATTCGTTTAAAGACTTTGATAAGTTCTATGTTGGATTTGAAGATCAGTTCAACAAGATTGCAAAGTTGCATGACGATGTCACAAAAAACATCCCCAACTATCCCCCATACAATATCAAAAAAGTAGCTGAAAATCAGTATGTGATTGAAGTTGCTGTTGCTGGTTTTGCTAAGTCTGAGATTGAAGTTGAGTTTGCTGATGACAAGCTGATTATCCGTGGCAATGCTCAAGAAGATAATTCTTCGGACTGGTTGTATAAGGGTATTGCGACTCGTAACTTCACCCGCACTTTTGCTCTCAACGATCAGATTGAGATAAAAGACGCAGCACTTTTTAATGGTATGCTTAAGATTGCTCTTGAGCGTATTATTCCTGAGCACAAGAAAGCCAAGAAGATTGAAGTTAAAGATCAAGAGTCTAAGGCATCTAAAGCTCAGTTGCTGACTGAAGACAAGTAACATGAAATCTTGCTTTCAAAAACTTTGTGATTGGATTTCAGAATCACAAACAAAAAGAGCTTATTGTTACTTGAAAAGACGCTATCTTGTATGAGACCTCCAAAGAGATTAGCGTCTCTTGATACAGTTGTGTTTAGGGACTGGCTAATAAAGGCCAGTTCCCTAGACGATCAAATTCTAATTACCGCTTACAATAAAAACAAGGTTGACTTTTTTATAAAGATGTTTTATAATGAAGAAGTAGCATTTGAATATATGGAAAGTTTTTATGATAAAAATATTAAAGTTAGTGACAGGTGAAGAAGTTCTCGGTGAAGTAGAAGACGAAACCTTTACAAAGATCACTTTAAAAAACCCTTGTGCACTTCACATGGTGCCATCTAGAGCAAACCCAGATCAAGTTGGTATGGCTTTGGTTCCCTATGCTTCATACACTAAAGAACATAAGATTACTGTTACCATGCGTTCAATTATCTGGGAACAAGAACCTGTAGATGAACTAAGAAACCAATACAATTCCATTTTTGGAAATGGTATTATGATTGCTAAAACACTTGCGCAATGAAAAAAATCCATCAAAAGTCAAAACCAAAAACCACCATACTTAGAAATCCTTTAAATTCTGATGAGTGGTTTTGTGATGACTACAGTTTGGTAAAAAATATTGACGGTGTTAGTTACATTACTGTCTATAAACCAAACGACAACAAACGTACCTTTTTAATGCGTAAAGACGCACTAAAAGTTACATCTTCTGCGCTCAGTTGACTTTTTAATCTAACTCCTATATAATGTAAGCATTAACAATAAGGAGTTAGAGATGCCTGCTATTTCAACAACAATTGCTTCCACTGCTCTTGCAGTGTCAGCAGCAGTTCAAACCGTACCAGTAGTTTCTGTAGAACCTATTGTGAGGAACGAGGTTGTTACCGTTCACACTCAGCAATGCCAACAAGTTGCCAGTTATGACAACTCTATTGTTGGTGGTGTAATTGGGGGATTGATTGGATCTCAGATTGGTCGCGATGACAGCACTAGACGTGTTATGACTGGTGTTGGAGCTATTATTGGATCACAAGCAGCAAACTCACCTTCATACACTACTAGGTGCGCTCCAACATACCATCAACAAGCAGTACCAACGGTTGTTGGTTATAATGTAGTTTATGTGGTTGACGGGGTGCAGCAATCAACAGTAATGCGCTACAACCCCGGTTCCCATGTTACTATTCAGCGAAACTATACAGTTCGCTAGACATCGATTTCGTCTTTAGACGAGACTCCAGGCTTATTAACACCAGAGGCAGCGTCAATCGACTTGCCTCTGAGTTCTTTGTCATTACCAGCCAACATAATACCCGAAAGAGTACCAGTTAAAAATGTTGCGATTGGAATAATAAGCTCAAAAAACTTTTGATCGATTGGGGCCATTGCATTCATTGGTTGAGTTACAAAGATCAACGAATAAAGCACGACAAACACAATACCAACTAGCGTTAAAGCAAGGCAGATTCCAATAAAGAACTTAAGCCGAGCCATAAGCTGCTCTTCTGTATACATCACTGGTTCTGGTTTATTTTCCACACTCACTTGGTGCTCCTTTATTTGCAATAGGCTTTTCAACTGTTGCACTAACTTCTGCAATAACTCTTTCATTGTCTGGTCCTTTAAAAATATGCTCTGGGCATGTTCTAGTTACATCACATATTGGTGCTTTACAAATGTCTTTACTCCAGTTTTCAGGATCTTGACACGGGTAACGAAACCTATCTCCACCAAATACTGCTAAAGCGATTGGCGCAAAAAGTAAGAGTGCCATCCACTTAAACATCTTCTTGTCATTCATTACAACTCCTTATAATGTTAATTAGCAAGAGGATTATCTAAAGCATTCTTAATTTTTGTGTCAACTTCTTTTCTCAATTCACGTACATCTTTGTCAACTTCACGTTGAGTTACTTTTGCATCGCGCTCAACTTGTTCGATAATTTTCTCAATTCTGCGAATGTCTTGTTTTAAGTTAGTATTAATATCTCTAACATACTCAGTAGACTTCTCAGAATTTTGTTCTAATACTGCAATCTTTTTATTTATCTCAGATAAATCTGGAGCAACATAAGTTTGAATGGCCTCTTTCATTGCCATGTAGTCT